CCATATGTCGCACTACTTCCTGTTATTAAATACTAATCCCAAAAATAAATAATTAAAAAGGATATAATATGTCAAGAACAGAAATAGAAATTATTAAAGACGGAAAAATAGTTGCTGCAGATTTGGCACCAGATTCTGTATTAACTGCAGCAATTGGAAATCTCCAAGTAACAACAGCAAAAATTGCAGACCGTTCAGTTACTGCACAAAAATTAGATGCATCCATTAACTTTTTCCCAACTGGTGGAATTGTTATGTGGTCTGGAACTCCAGTTAATGTTCCTTCTGGTTGGACTTTATGTGATGGAACAAATGGAACTCCAGACCTAAGAAATAGATTTATTGTTGGTGCTGGAAGTAATTATTCTGCAGGTGCTACAGGAGGTTCAGAATCAGTATCACTTTCCGAATCTCAAATGCCAGCACATAGTCATTCAATCTTTGGTGCTGGAGATCATAGTCACAGTGGTTCTACTAGTGGAGATGGTTCTCATACTCATACTGGAACTACTAGTAATGAAACAGCAAATCATTTTCATAGTGGGACAACAGATACACAAGGAAGACACAATCATGGTTATACTCTAACTCTGCCACAAAGAGGAACAAGTGGTGGTGGTGCTAGAGACGGTGCAAACCCACAAGGTGGAACTACTAGTGATGCTGGAGACCATGCTCATAATTTTAATACAGGTGGAGCAAGTGGACCCCATGCACACAATATTAGTATAACTGGGGGAGGTCATAGTCATGGAGTTTCAATTAATAGTGCTGGAAATCACTCTCACTCTATGTCTACAGCAGGAAGTGGGGCAGCACATGAAAACAGACCACCATATTATGCTCTTTGCTTCATTATGAAAACCTGATAAATATTTTTGTAGTTATTTTAAATTAATAGACACATGGATGCGAAAACAATGAATGAAACTCTTCTTGCAAAAGCAGAAGAACTTAGAAATGAACTTATTCAATTGGAACAAGATTTTAATCTAAAGAAAGAACAATATTTAAAAATTCAAGGAGCATTAGAAGCTCTTAACGAACTAGATAAAGATTCATCATCAAACTCAGCAGAGTGATTTTAACCAAATAAAACCACTCTCGTCAATAGTTGACAACCTCAAGATTCAGTGTTATGCTGTATAAGTCTTGAGGTTTCTTTGTAACTTTGAGAAAACAAGACCCGTCTATGGTGGTGGACGGTTTACGCAGTGTCAAGGGGGGAGTGGTGACCCCCCTTTTTTCTGCTATGATGAACGGAGTTCAAAAGCACACCAGATGCCCGTCAACCTAGAAGTTAAAGGTTCCCTTGCCAAATGTCTGGCAACTGAGAACCTGATTATCGAACACAAAAAAGTTCCGACTGCGATGTTCGATGTGGACCGTCGTGTGCTGACTCTCCCTACTTGGGATAAAGCATCTGCAACTGTCTACGACCTTCTGGTGGGACACGAGGTGGGACACGCATTGTTCACCGATAATATTGACTGGACCGTAGACTATCCTGAAGTTCCTAAAGACTTTGTGAATGTTCTTGAGGATGTTCGTGTTGAACGTCTGATGAAGAAAAAGTATCCTGGTCTGTCTCGGACTTTCTATAATGGTTATAATGAACTGAACAATGATGACTTCTTTTCAACCAAGGAAGAGAACCTGGATGAACTGACTTTCATTGACCGAATCAATCTGTATTACAAGATTGGTGCATTTCATAACATTGCGTTCTCTGATGAAGAGAATGAGTTTCTGACTCGTGCAATTCAGACTGAAACTTTTGATGAAGTTCTGAAACTTGCTCGGGAGATTGTTGACTTTGTTCAATACAAACGTCAAAAGGTAGACAATATGCCCACTCAAGGTGGTGGAGAAGAAATGTCTGGTCCTGGTGGTGAAGAAGTAGAGGGTCCACAGGGTTCTTCTTCCGAAAATGGAGAGAATCAAGATGGACAGAACCAAAGTAATCTTCAGCAAGATTCGCAGGGTCAGTCTCAAACTGAAGGTGAATCCTTCGGTGATGATATGAATAAGTCTATGGAGGCACCGAACGGTGGTGGTTTCGGTCAGGAAGCAAGCAATAAGCACGGTGAAACTAGTCGTGATGAGTTAACCTCTAAGACTTCTCGTTCTTTCGATGAAAAGTCTCAAGATCTTGTGGATAAGTTTGCACAAGAAACTAACTATGTGGAACTTCCCAAGATGAATCTTGAGACGATGGTAATTCCTAACGACTTTATTCATCGTAAAGCAAAGGAATACTATGAGATGAAGGGAACTTATGTTGAGGAAACCTTCAAGGTTGCTTGTCAGGAATACAATACCTACAAGAAATCTGCAGAAAAAGAAGTTTCTTATCTGGTAAAAGAGTTTGAGTGCAAGAAGTCTGCAGACCAGTATGCCCGTTCTAGCATTGCTCGCACGGGTGTTCTGGATACTTCTAAACTCCATACCTATAAGTTCAACGAAGACCTGTTTAAGAAGGTTTCTGTGGTTCCTGACGGTAAGAATCACGGTCTTATCTTCATTCTTGACTGGTCTGGTTCGATGAGTGAGTTTATTCTGGATGCTTATAAGCAACTGCTGAATCTCATTTGGTTCTGCCGTAAGGTGAATATTCCTTTCGAAGTGTATGCTTTCACTCTGGACGCACACGCATATATGGAACTGCAACCTCATCATCCTCCTGTGTATGATAAAGTTCCTGGTGTTCTTGCACCTGAAAACTCTTTCCGTCTTATGAATTTCTTCACTAGCAAAACCAATAATCGTGTTCTTGAAGAACAACTCAAGAATATCTGGTGTGCTTGCTGGTCTTATCAGAAACGATATGGTGCTGTGCCTCCTCACCTTGACCTTTCGGGTTCTCCTATCGGTGAAAGTCTGATGGCACTTCATTCTTTGATTCCTGATTTCCAGGCAAAGAATAAACTGCAGAAGGTGAATGTTATCTTCCTGACCGATGGTGAGGGATACCAAAATTCTGTGACGGTTGCACGTAAAGGTCGTTATCCCGATTCTCCTGATTACGTTGGTAATACAAAATACCATCGCACTGCTATTCGTGATAGGAAGACTGGTCGTGTCTATGCTGCACTGGATTATGATAATTTCCCTCGTTATGCCAAGGTTCTCTTGCAAACTGTGAAAGATAGGTTCCCGACTGTGAATGTGATTAACTTCCGCATTACTCCTAGTCGTGATTTTATGAATTGCCATCGTTGGTATGGAACTGGTGCAGAGAACTACGAAAAGGCAAAGGGAGAGTTCCGCAAGCAAGGTTGTGTTCAATTCCAAGACACTGGATTTGACCAATTCAATGTGATTGCTGCTAACTCTCTCGCACAAGATGAGGACTTTGTTGTTCCCGAGAATGCAACAAAAGCACAAATCAAAACTGCTTTCTCTAAAGTTCTTGGTAAGAAAAAGACTAATAAGAAACTCCTCAGCAACTTTATTTCTATGGTTGCCTGACCACCTGGGGGAGTGTCCACTGGATACCCCCCTATACCTTTTTCCGTGCTATGATTACGGAGTAATCAACCAAACCGATGCCTTACACATCTAACATTATGACCGACCAAGCAATCTCCATTCTGAAAGAAAAGTTTGGCACCGAGTTTGGTGCTGATGCAGTGAAAGAAGTTGCAAATGAAATTGGCACTTCGTATGCGACTCTTTCCAAGTATCTTAATCAATATAAAGTGGGTCGTGGCAAATGGAATCTGGAGGCAACCGTGCAAGAACTTGAAGAAACTTACAACTCCCCTGCTGTAGAGGGAACTGATACGGTCCCTGGTGTGGCAACTATTAATTCTGTCGTGCAAAATCTTATTCCCAACAAAGATGCTACCTTCGTCAGCTTTGGTAATTTTTCGGATATTAAAAAGGTTATTCAGTCTGGTCTATTCTATCCTGCTTTCATCACTGGTCTTTCTGGCAACGGAAAAACTTTCGGTGTGGAACAGTCTTGTGCCCAACTGGGTCGTGAATTGATTCGTGTCAACATCACGATTGAGACCGATGAGGATGACCTGATTGGTGGTTTCCGACTGGTGAACGGGGAAACTGTCTGGCATAACGGTCCTGTGGTGGAAGCAATGGAGAGGGGTGCTATCCTTCTGCTGGATGAGATTGACCTTGCCTCTAACAAAATTATGTGTCTGCAGTCCGTGCTTGAGGGTAAGGGTGTATTCCTCAAGAAAATTGGTAAGCACATTGTACCCAAGGCAGGTTTCAATGTGATTGCAACTGCCAATACCAAAGGTAAAGGTTCTGATGATGGTCGTTTCATTGGCACGAATGTTCTCAACGAGGCATTCCTGGAACGATTCCCTATCACCTTTGAACAGGAGTACCCTACTGTCACTGTAGAGACTAAAATCTTGACTAAGGTGGCAGAATCTCTTAATATTCCTATGATTGGTGAGCATACTGATTTTATCAAGCACCTTTGCACCTGGTCTGAGATTATTCGTAAGACCTTCAACGATGGTGGTATTGATGAAGTCATCAGCACTCGTCGTCTGGTTCATATCATCAAGGCATATTCTATCTTCGGTAAGAAGGACAAAGCAATCAAGGTTTGTCTGAATCGTTTTGATGATGAAACCAAAGCAACTTTTGTTGAGTTGTATGACAAGATTGATGCTGAATTTAAGCAAACCGAGACTCAAGAGGTGGGGTAAACCCCCCTTCCTGACTATATAAAAACGACCCTTCTACCCTTTTCTTCCTATGAGTTCCCTTTTCTTCGAGAAAGACGCAGATTCAATTTATGAGGATTATCAGAATATATCAGAGAATCCTCAAGAACAACAGCAAGAAGAAGATGAATATAGGGAAGATAAAATGGAACAAATGATTTCTAGGCACAGTTATTAATCTGGATATCAAAATGAATAAAGAAATAACAAAGGACAACAAAACAGAAAATATTGAAG